CTATCATACTCTACAGTAGCAGATGATGATGATGTGTGATGGATGGTGATTGAACAACAACCATCAGGTGATGATAGGATAGGATGGTCCTCTGTGTTCAGTACCATGTACGTTACAAAGTACAAAGAGAAGGTTAAGAAAGCATAGATGATAAGTTTATAATTATTATTCATAGGGCAGAAATTTAGATTAGTTTAAGATTAGAGGAGGGGAGTTTCCCCATTCTAGAATTGGTGGGGGTGCAGAACCAGGACACATACAAATTCATAATCCATCCTTAATTTTTTACTAGGAAAATTTTTAGGGTTAGATTGAAATTTTGTGAAACTTGCCTATATAGGTAGATATCACAAAAAAATTAAAAACAAATAGTCATTTTACTTTGTTTACTATCTAAATAATATGAGTATCTTAGCCCTGGTTTTATTTGAATTAACCTTTTTATAAGACCTTAAGTTAATAAGTAAGCCTCCCTTTAGTGGAGGTTTTTTTATACCTATTATTTTATTTTTCATATTAATGTTAATTATGTTAAATATTATGTTTAACTTTGAAGTATGGAAGATAATAAAAAGGATGCTCCTCAAAAGAAAACATGGTATGAAAAAGAGGAGGAAGAGAATGAAAAAATATGGAGACAGAACCATTCTGTTTACATAGGAGATGGTATGGGCATACATGCCATAGAAGAAAAAGGGGAAGTTCAACTTGAATTAATTTTTGATGAAGAGTATTTCCCCCAACCTACAACTGACAATATCTTAAGTTGTTATAACCTAAAGCAAATTGATGCTATGGAGGACAACTGGGATAAAGTAGGGGTGTACCAGGATATGCTCCAGTATTTACATTTAAAAATACAAATATTAGTGTCCAAGATAGAGGATAAGAACCAAAAGAATTAAAAGGATAAAAGAATGAAAATTTTAAGAAAGAAATTACAGTTGGTAAAAAATGAGTACTATACTACCCACTTATCAATTATGAATGTATTCTTACCAATTAAGATGACACCTAAAGAGATTGAAGTGTTGGCAAACTTTATGTCTTTGGAGGGAGATATAGCAGAAGATAGGTTTGGAACCTCAGCAAGAAAGATTGTAATGACAGAGATGGGAATTAAACCTGGAGGGTTAGGAAACTACTTTGAGTCTTTAGGGAAAAAAGGTTTTCTTATTAAGGATAGTGAAAAGAAATTTACTATTTTTTCTATGTTGTACCCCAACCCTGCTGTTCAAAACTATCAGTTTCAATTATTAAAACAATAGGAGTGAGTAGAGTAGTTTTCACAGAAGAGTTAATTAAGACATTTTATGATAAGATAGTTTTAACTTATCCAGATTTACCATTCTCTACTATTGATAAAATATGTAGAGCTGAGTTTAAGCTTATGAAAAAGGCAATGACATCTGGCACTTTAGAGGATTTTAGGTTACAGTATCTTTTTAATATAAGAGTGTCTCCTGCTAGAATACTAAAGCAATTGACTTATATGAGTAAGGAGAAGAAGGTAATAAGTCCTGAAAGATATAAGTATTATCTTACAATGATGTTAAATCATGTAAGAAAAAATGAATTGAAATTTAAAAGATACTATGATAGAATTGAGAAGTGCACAGGGTACACAAGACAAGAGATTAAAGAAGGAAAATATACTAACGAATGAATAAATATTACAAGCCCCTAGAAAAAGACTTTGTAGAAGATTTAGAATGTGAAGTGTATGATGAGGAGTCTAACAACTGGGCTACTCATACTTTAGATTCAAACTCCAGGACTGCCTTCTTACCTTTATTAAAGATAGGAGATATTAGGGTAAAGTATCTTCATTCAGGGGATTTTAATAAGGTAGGATATACTATAGAGAAAATACTTCTTAGTCAACAGGAGGTTATTTTAAATATTAGTTATACTGGTAAGGAGACAATAGGTAAAGAAGACCTTTATAATGAAGAGGACTTAAATATTTTACATAACCATATTAAGGTAGGTGTATTTAAGCCTTATTCTCCTAATGATAACGTAGTCATAAAGGGTAAGAAGCATACAGTGAAGAACTTAACAGAATTAAGAAAAATATTAAAATGAAAACTAAAATAAATTTATTGAATATAAAGTCTTATCTTGTAGGCAATTTTAGATATAGGATACACGGTACAAAATTCCAATGGCTAATAAGAAAACACATCTTAGAGCAAATTGATTGGAGGATTAAAGTAATGGATAAAACTTGTTATAGTAGTGGCTCCTGTATAATATGTGGTTGTTCTACTACTGCTTTACAAATGTCAGAGAAGCATTGTGATAAACCATGTTATCCTTCTTTACTTAGTAGGACTATGTGGGAAGCTTTTAAGGTAGGAGGGATTTACCTTGATAAAAAATTAAATATAAAATGGCAAATAATTAATGGTGTACTAACACAAAAGAGGATATGGGATTTATAAATAACTTTGTTAACTTAGGAAATATAAAAGAACAAACTACAAATAATCTAATGTTTAAGTGGTATGGAGAAGTACCAGAAGATTTAAATATAATAAAAATTACAGCCTCTTGTGGGTGTACTACTCCTGTCTGGAATGCAGAGTTAGGAACTTTAAATGTTGTTTATAAAGCAGGAAAAATACCTAAACATTTAAAAAGTGTAGGTAAAGTACATTCAGTGAAGAGGGTAAAGATGGAAACTAATCTTGGTACTTTTGAATTATCATTTGAAGGTTGGGTATATAATGAGTGGAATTATAATAAAATCTAAAACTAATGGATTTATTTAGAGTAGAAGGAAATCTAGTAGTTCCAACAGAGCATGCATTGCTTATATACCCTTATTCAGAGATATGGAATAGAGATGAAGACCCACTAAAGCAAGAAGCTAAAAGGCAATTTGCCTATATAGAACTTAATATGAGTTACAAGAAAAGTAATCCTTATAAAGGTTTTGCTGAAGATGTAAGGAAAAGTAAAGTATTGCAGGCTATATATAAGGAGGACTCAGAATCTTTTATAGAGGATGAACTTATAGTTAAAGGAATGGAAGTTTATGAGGAGTTGAGATTAGAAGCTGCTCCTACTATACAGTATTATCTAGCAGCTAAGTCAGGTGCAGAGAAGATGGTAAAGTGGTTAAATGATTTTAATATGGAGGATATAAACCAAAGAACTGGTTTGCCTTTGTATAAACCTAGAGAAATAACTACTGCTCTTAAGGATAGTTATGATGTTATGAAAACATTAAATGCTATGGAGGAGAAAGTATATGAACAATTATTTGAGTCTATTAAGACTAAAGGTAATAAGGAGACTAATCATTTTGAAATGTAATGACAGAGACAGAAGATATAACAGAACATATCTTAACTAAGATAGATTATCATGAAAAACTAAGGGTAATGTATGAAGCTGCCCAAGAGTTTGAAAGATGTGCATTTCATAGAGATGAAGTTACTAGGCTTAATAATATGTTAATATAAATGGGAGAAACAATAAAATTTATTCTGGCAATGATTATATTATGTACAGTAGCATTAACTGTAGTTTATTTTGAAAATAAATAATATGACGGACAACAAAGTAAGAACTAAAGAAGGTAAATGGTTGAACAGTGATGTGTTCAGGCAGGAAGCTCTTAGGTTTGAAAAGTATGGATACTTTTGTTCTGACTATTGGGGAACTGCTGGATGGATAGACTACTGGCAAGAACAATTAGAAAGGTGTCAAAATGGCTTTGAGTATAAAGGTCATAAAATAACAGGGCACCATTATATGTATCTTAATTTTTGTCAGATACAAGTAGTGAAGAAACTAGAAGGCAAAAAAGCATCTAAGAAAAGTACTACTTTCCCAGATTTCTGGGATGGTGATTATGATTACTTTTGGTCATTAGAAATTGCAAGAAATGGAATAGAGAAGGAAGAGCTCAAAGAGCTTAACTTGGGGGTAACACCTCATCCTGATTTCCTTATGGGAGGGTTTCACATGATTGTAGGAAAGAGTAGAAGGAAAGGTTATAGTTATAAGAATGGAGCAATTTCTGCTAACTATTATAATACTGAAAGAAGAGCACAAGTAATTATTGGTGCATCAGAAAAGAAGTTTTTGTACCCTAAAGGTACTATGGGTATGACTAGTGATTACCTCAACTTCTTAAATGAGTTTACAGGCTGGAGAAAATCTAGAGATTATGTAGACAAGCAAGACCATAGAAAGGCTTCTTATAAGAAAAAAATAAATGGGGTAGATATTGAAGCTGGTTATCAGTCTGAAGTGTTTGCCCTAACCTTTAAAGATAATGCAGATGCAGCAAGGGGTAAGGATGGTATCCTTGTACTCTTAGAAGAAGCAGGTGCATTCCCAAATTTAAAGGCTTCTTTTGCAGCTATCAAGCCTGCACTTACAGCAGGGAAATACATTACAGGACAAATTGTTATTTTTGGAACAGGTGGGGATATGGAATCAGGTACAGTAGATTTTGCTGATATGTTCTATAATCCTGTAGCTTATGGTATTATGCCATTTGTAAATGTCTGGGATGATAATGCTGAAGAAACTGTATGTGGATTTTTCCATCCTGTAACTAAAAACCTAGAAGGGTTTTATGACCTCCAAGGTAACTCTGACATAGAGGCTGCCTTGGAGTTTGAAAATAATAGGAGAAAAGTAATTCTTGAAAGTAGTAGTAATACCTCAGCATACCAGCAACATTGCCAAGAGTTTGCACTTAAACCCTCTGAGGCTTTTCTAACAGTATCAACTAATGATTTCCCAGTAGTAGAATTAAGGGCACAGCTTAATAGAGTAATAAGAGAAAAGCTAATGCTTATAAAAGGTACACCAGTAACCTTAAGAAGAAATCCTGAAACAGGTAAGATATTGGCAGAACCAGATTTAGTCAACAAATTAAACCCAATAATACATTATAAGGTAAAGCAAAAGGATCTCATGAGTTGTCCTATTATCTTTGAATTTCCCTCTAATCCTCCTAAAGGTTTGTTTAAAATAGGATATGATCCATACAGACAAGACCAAACAACAGGTGTATCTTTAGCTGCAGTATATGTTTATAAGACAGTACAAAGAGGAAATGCTACAAAGAATATAATAGTAGCCCAGTATGTAGGTAGACCACAAACTTCAGATTCCTGTAATAGGATAGTAGAGATGTTGGCAGACTTATACAATGCAGAAATTATGTATGAGAATGAAGTGCCTGATGTTAAGAAGTACTTTGAGAGAAGAAAGAAATTACACATGTTAGCTGCTCAACCTGATGGAGTAATTAGCAAGAATATTAAAGCTTCAAGAGTAGCCAGAGTATATGGCTGTCACATGAATGAAAAGCTAAAAGATGCAGGTGCAAAGTATATAAAACAATGGCTCTTAGAGGAAAGAGACTTTGATGAAAATGGTAATGTGCTGCTTAATATGGATTTTATTTATGACATTGGTTTGCTTGAAGAGTTAATTCTTTATAATAAAAAGGGTAACTTTGACAGAGTAATGGCAATGATGCAAGTAATGTTCCAAATAGAAGAGGACGAACTAGGCAAAGAGTACGGAGACACTACTGATGAGAACCAAAATGTAAAGGACTTACTAGCCCTTGATTTGTTTAACAAGAACTAAAAGATGATATAATGAGTAATAAAAGTGAAGTAAGGTTATCCTTAGCGAGAAAAAATGCAAACAAAAAGCAATGGTTTAAGGACAGAGCTAATGAGTTAAAAGGGCAAGCCTTTTCTAATAGCACATTTGATGGAGAAATCTCTGAGTACAAGAGGAAGAAAGTGAACTATGATTTACATAATAATATTATAGACATAAGAGATTTTGAATATGTATGTAAACCTTTTGGCTCTGAAGCTGGAGAACTACCCGCATCTTTCACTAATAAAGATATTGTATCTGCAAGAATAAAAGCTGTTATCGGAATGGAGATGAAAAGACCTTTCTCTTTTAAAACCATAGCAGTAAACGAGGAAGCCACTAGTAGAAAAGAGAAGAAGAAATTTGAAATGGTTAAGGAGTATACTGTTTCTGAAATCATGCAGCCTATACAAGCTGAACTAGAGGCAAAATACCAAGAACAATCTACAGGAAAACAAATGACTCCAGAAGAGCAGAAGCAAATTCAAGAGCAAATGGCTCAAGAAATGAAAGCTATGACCCCTCCTGAAGTAGAAAAATATATGCAGAGAACACACCAAGACCCTGCAGAAGCACTAGGACATCAACTTTTACAAGGGATTGTACAAAAAGAAGATGTAAAAAGAAAGTTTGAAAAAGGGTGGAAGCATGCCACTATAGCAGGAGAAGAAATATATTGGGTAGGGCAAGTTAGGGGTAAACCCTCTTTAAGTGTAGTTAATCCTATTAGGTTTGACTATGACAAATCTCCTGATACTGATTTTCTTGAGAATGGAGAATGGGCAGTAGCTGAATATAGAATGACACCTTCCCAAATAGTAACATTAGCTGGGGATGAATTAACTGATAAAGAGGTAGACGATGTATTCACTAATGAAAAAGGTGGGGCTCAAGTATATGATGCAGAGTGGAATTTTACTGAGAATGAAAGAAATTCTACAAATACAGTGTCAGTATATCATTGTACTTGGAAAGACTTATTTAGAATAGGGTTTTTAACTTATTTAGATTTAGAAACAGGGGAAGAGAACATGACTGTTGTATCAGAAGACTATAAGGTAGATAAAAACATGGGGGATATCTCTGTAGAATGGGAATGGATACCTGAAGCTTATGAAACTTATGTTATCTCAAATGATATTTACTTTAGAATGCAACCTATAGAGGGGCAACATAAAGACTTAAATAATTTATTTGAGACTAAGTTGCCTTATTATGGAGCAGCTTATGATAATTTAAATTCTGAAACTACTTCGTTAATGGATAGAATGAAGGTGTGGCAATACTACTATAACATTATAATGTATAGAATAGAGTTACTAATGGCTTCAGATAAAGGTAAAATGATGTTGATGAACATCAATGCAGTTCCTAAATCGGCTGGGATGGATATTGAAAAGTGGTTGTACTATGCTGAAACTCTTAAAATTGGATGGGTAAATCCAAATGAAGAGGGGAACAAAGGTTTAGATGTAACTAACATGGCTAAGGAAATTAACATGTCTTTAATGTCAGACATTCAAAAATATGTTGAATTAGCTGACTATATAGATAACCAATGTGGTAAATCTGTAGGTATTACTGATGCTGTAATAGGACAAATACAAGAAAGAGATGCAGTAGGTAACACACAAGCTAACCAATCCGCATCTTCTAATATATTAGAGCCTTACTTTGATTTACACAATCATGTAAAAAGAAATGTATTACAGGCTCTAGTAGAACAGTGTAAAATATCTTATTCTGATTCTAATGATGAGTATATTACTTATACTCTAGATGACTTAAGCCAAAACCTTCTTAAGATAGATGCTGGATTATTAGATAGCTCTACTTATGGAATCTTTGTAACTAACTCATCTAGTGCACATCAAGCTGTAGAATTAGTTAAACAATTAGCCCATGCTGCACAACAGAATAATTCTATTAAGATGTCTTCTGTTATTAAGGTAGTAAGAAGTGAAGGGATACAAGAAGCTGAGGAGTTACTTGAAACAGGAGAAAGAGAAATGGCTGCAGAAGTACAACAGAATCAACTTCAAGCTATTCAAGAGCAAGGTAAGAATGATGAGAAGGCTAGACAATGGTTAAGAGAAGAGAAAGAAATTGATCAGAAAAATGATATTGAGTTAATTGAAGTTAAGGGGGCTATAGACTTACAGAAGCAAGCTATGCTTTCTTTAGGGTTCAATGAAGACAAAGATATGGATGGAGATGGAATACCAGATGTTCAAGAAGTCTTTAGAGATGGAGTGGACGCTGATATTAAGATGAGAAAGCAAGCTCTAGATGAAAACAAATTTGAAGAGGACAAGAAACAAAACAAAGAAACAAATGCTATAGCGAAAGAGAAGATAAAAGTGGACAAAGAAAAGGCAAAAAAGACTAAATAAGGAATTTAGCTATTTGGGTTAATCTCTAAAAGTTAAGTTCTAAACTTAAAATATATTAATATTAATACTTAAATTTACATAATTATGCCAGAAGTAGAAAGTACCCAAGAAAAGACTGCAGAAGTAGAAGCAGCACAAGTAGAAAACAAAGCACTAGATACCTTTGAGTGGGATGACGGAGGAGAAGATTTCTTCGGAGTTCCAAGTACAGCAGTAGAAGCTGTAGAGCCAAAGGTGAAAGAAGAAGTTAAAAAAGAAGGTGAAGAGCCTCTTAAAGCTGAAGATTTAAAAGAGGGAAAAGAAGAGGAAGATGAAGATTTCTTTGGTGTTGATATTACAAAAACTCCAGAAGGAGATGTTATAGTAAAAGAAAAAGAAGAAGTCCAAGAAGATGAAGGTTCGTTTAGTTCCATCGCTTCTAAAATGAAGGAAGGTGGTATCCTCCAAAATATGGAAGTTCCTGAAGGTGAGGAATTGACAGAAGAAAAGTTCATTGAATTACAGGATTTAGAGATAGAATCAAGAGTGGATGAGGCTTTTGAAGGCTTTTTTGAAGAGTTGGATGGGGATGCTGCAGCATTCTTGAAGCACAAAAAAGACGGTGGAAGCACCTCAGATTTCTTTAAAGTTTATGGTCAGTCAACAGGTGCTCCTACAGGAGACTTAGATGATGAGAGCTATCAAGAGAAGGTCAGCAGATACTACTATGCAAACATTGAAGGAGAAGACCCTGATGACATAGATGATAAGATTGAGTGGCTGAAGGGTAGTGACAAGTTAGAAAAGTATGCACAGAAGTTTGATCAAAAAATTAAAGATACTGAGAAGAACCAGAAAGAGAGATTAGCAAAGGAAGCCAAAGAAGCAGATAAAACTGCTGAACAAGGTAGAAAAGATTTTGCTAATAGTGTCCAAGAGACTCTGGATAACA